TCTTTTTTTATCTAAAAATTCTACATACCCTTGGAGATGCGGTGTTCCGGATTCTCCTATTTCTTTTCCGATTATAAAAACTTTGCACAAACCCTTAAAAATTGGAACTATTGAATCTATATCTTCTTCACTATAATTGTTAAAGGTAAAACACCATTTCTTACTTGGACTTACTTGCGTTTTTGGTTTAGTATTACCCAAAAACTCCTCGGAACTATTGGAACTACTTTTCATTTTTATAGTTCAGCAACATTTTTTTTTTTAATTTAATTTTTTTAATTTAATTTTTTTAATTATTTTTTTTAATTATTTTTTTTAATTTTCCCGCCACCTCTCGTTTTAAGTAAGGGAAAATATTTTGACTTATTTTGACTTATTTTGACTTTTTGGAAATTTTATGAATTTTTTTTAAATTTTTTTTCTCATCTATATAGTAACAATAAAATGCCATATGCGAAGAAGTCAATGCGGTCTAGTAGAACTACTTATAGACCTAATTACCGTTCTAAAAACACCAATAAACCTGTATCAGCGATTCAGAAAAAGCGCTGGGTCCCAAAACAGGTAAAGAATACAATGAGTATTAACACTCTTGCAAAACAGGTAAAATCTCTCCAAGTTTCTAAACTTGGTCCCTATCAAAAGCGTATTGAAGCGTTCGAACTAGACCACGCCGATATGGGAACCAACAACTTCAATTATTCCCGACCTATTTGTTTTCAACTCAACGATTTCACAAGTGATTGCAAATTGCACACACTTAACCCATCCACTCACTCCAGCCAGACTATGAAGGGATGGAGTTCTATTCCTTCCAAATTTACTGGAGCCTTAGCCAAGTACGATCAATTTTGGGCAACCAATGATTGTGAGGTTTCCAAATTACGTTATCTACCAATCAAGTGTGATTACACTATGACCGTTTCTACTCATATGACTGAACAGGATATGCCCCGTTGGATTCGTGTCGACTTTATAAAACCTAATAAGATTCTTCCACAGAGTGGTAGCCACGCTTTGAATCTTCCCGAAGGTATCTTTTCTTTCAGTGACCTTCTTAACACTTATGCTCAGCCTCACAGGGTGAATGCTATTAATCCTATACTATGGAGAAAGTGCGCCAAATCTAAGTGGATTAACCTTAAAGCCTCCGCCGGCCAATCTTCCACCACTGACGTTATTCGTCACGCGAAATTTTCCATTCGTTTTCCCAACAAAGTTATCAATGTGGAAACTGACACTCCTTATTCATATGCCAACGATACTATTCTCACTAACATTCCTCGTAAGGAACAGATGTGGGCTATCTTCTCTTTTGACCGTCAGTACGTCGCCACAGATGACCTTAAAATCGGTATGACTCGCACTATGCACTGGCGTGATGAACACGGTGCTGCGAATTAGATTATTAAAAAAAAATGTTGTAAATTTTATACTTGTAAAATTTCATTTATCTTACATATATAAAACTTTGATACAACTCGTAGCGTGACCAAGCAAGCGAAGCGCGCAGCCCGATGAGTGGAATTACAGCGGAGCGTGCCGCCGTAGGCGGTGTAATTCTGCGAGTGAAGGGCGTAGAACACAGTCTCTTATTCTGGGTCACTAAACACTGGATTCAAATCCACACAATTCCATCTGTCACGACTTAACTTATCAAATTCTGGTAAATCATTTGCAAACACTAAAATATGGGGACTGTTCATTATAACCATACTACATTCATATTTACTACTCGCGAAACACCCATTTTTTATTTCTTCAATTCCACTGTAACTTATGTAATCTTTCATAGCCCTTGGTACGTCAAAAATCACTACTTTTGGAAAATCGTCGTATTTCTCCTGATATTTCACTATCATATATTTCATATCTGATGCTTTCCCACTACACACAATTGCGCCATATTTATGACATAGCAATTTTACTAATGCAGATTTCCCAATACCTCCTTTATGCTCATAATACCAATTTATTGTTCTATCATCAGGTTCCGATTGTATTAAATTAACTACATCCTTTTGCCAGGGTCTCAATTCCTGGATAACTTGAATTTCTCTTGGAAATCCAAATTTAATTAATACATTTTCTTTACTACAATATTCTACATTTTGTTCTCTTGTACCTCTACATTTTTCCCAATGAATTTTCGTGCTTAACTTTAAAGATAAAGGTCTTTTTTTATCTAAAAATTCTACATACCCTTGGAGATGCGGTGTTCCGGATTCTCCTATTTCTTTTCCGATTATAAAAACTTTGCACAAACCCTTAAAAATTGGAACTATTGAATCTATATC